TACACCTGTTAAGGAGAAAGGTGCGGTCTTTCGCACACTATCTTGTTTAGGTACACCTGTAATCTTTTCAAACTCTTTCTCTGTAAAATCAGGTAAGTCTTTATGATCATATATATCCCAACCAGGCAGGGGTATAGGCTTATATATTTGACCGTTCGCATGACGGTTGTAAGGAGCAATTATAAGTCCACCTACACCCCTTAAATCAATTAATCTTTCAACTGGAGTATCGTTTGTTCTTCTTGTAGCAAAAGTTGTATAGTTCTCTGGATTGTTATAGTAGTAGTGCATACCCTTACCAGTTCTAACTTTATAAGGACAAGTCGGTAAATTATCTTCAACCCAAGTCATAGCTTCTGGGGAGTCAGCATCTACTACAATAAACTGGCCACAAACTAAAGCCACTACTAAATTATCTTGGCCTTCAAACCAGTTTTGTACGGTTGTACGACAAGGCCTTTCATTCTTATATTGTTCCCAACCTTTCAAAAAAGGTGGTGGTTTTTTGTTGGATCTTTGTAAAGGTACTACGTTGTAGCCTTCATCATAAAAAGCCAAAGCAATATCTATCGCTGCCTCATCTTCAGACAGATTAAAATCAAACATGTTGAATTAATCTTCTGTCAGTAACTCTGCTATTTCACCATAAATACCTTCAAAGTCTAATCGACCTTCTGTTAATTTTATGATTCTTTTAGCTTGTCTTATAGACGGTTGCCTATGACCGTATCTCCAGGCTTCTATAGTGTGTTCAGAAACACCCCAGTCTTTTGCTGCTTTTTGTTTACCTAAAAACTGTATGTAAGAAGATAGGGTTATCTTTTCAACCTTTCTGTCTTTGTACTTTGGTTCTATACCCATTTCTTCTAATCTCCTTAGCTCTTGTCTGGATATTGAATTTACTCTATGATAATAGTTAGCAATCCAAACAAAATCTTCTATTGCATTTTCCATTTACCCTCCTTACAGTTTGCAAAAATAATATTTTACTTATTGTAGTATTATAGTATATAATATGCAAGTTACATATTTTTATCAAAGGAGGTATATATGAGTAACGATTTAACAAGTAGGATTGTCACACCTGAAAAGCTAGTGCAAAACCAAGGTGCTAAAGTTTTAGTATACGGTATGGCTGGTGCAGGTAAAACAAGCCTTGCAAAAACAGCACCAGGAAAGGTGCTTGTAATAAGTGCTGAAGCTGGTTTGCTTTCTATTAAAGATGCTACAAACGTAGATGCGATAGAAGTAAAAGAAGCATCAGAACTAATGCAACTATATGATCTATTAAATACAGGTCAGTTGCAATACGATACAGTTTGCTTAGATTCTATTTCAGAGATAAGTGAATTATTACTTCAACAAGAAAAAGCTAGACACAAAGATCCACGTAAAGCTTACGGAGAAGTACAAGAGTCTGTAACAAATGTCATGCGAGCATTTAGAGATTTACAAATGCATGTCATGTTTATTTGCAAAGAAGAAAAAGTAAATAGTGACGGTATATTTATGCACGAACCAAAAATGGTTGGTACTAAATTAGGTCAATCTATTACTTATTTCTTTGATGAAGTCTTAGCTCTTAGAGTTATAGATGATACAGACGCAGAGGGTAACGCAGTTCAAGCCAGGTGGTTACAAACTAGAGTTGGCCAAGGCTACGTTGCAAAGGATAGGAGTGGTAAGTTAGAAGCTTTTGAAGTGCCTGATCTTACTGCATTAATAGAAAAGCTAGGGTTTACAGCCGTAGCTAAAAATACAGATAATGTAAAGGAGATTGGTAATGTCTGATTTTGATGACGTAGTATACGTAGAAACAGATGATAAGCCTATGGGGCCAGGTGTGGCTCCTTCAGGCGATCATCCAGCAAAAATTATTGCTGCTGAAAAGTATAAATCACAACAAGGTAATTGGACTTTGAAGATGACTTTTCAAATAGCAGGCGGTAATTACAGAGATCATAACGAGTGGTATAACTTGTGGGATCCTAGAGAGGATATAAAACAAATATCTACAGATATATTTACTAGACTTAGTAAGGCTGTAGGTTTTGTAAAACAACCACCAAGCTCTGCACAGGATTATGTAGGCAAAGATTTAACACTTACTTTGAAAGAAGTAGAAAACAACTGGACTGATAACGAGGGGAATGAAAGGACTGGTAGTAAGAATAAGGTGTTACGTTATTTACCTGCTGATTCTGGCGGTATGTCGCCACCCCCCGCGGCAGTACCTCCTGATCTAGGATAAAACTAAGGGGCTTTATGCCCCTTTTTCTTTTTGTTGTTTTATCTCAACGTTTAAGCAAAACAGTTCATCTTTTTTCTCTCTTAAAACCATTTCGATATACTTAATATGTTTCTCTAATTCTTTTCTTCTTTCTTCTAAGTTCATTTGTTCTCCATATAAGCATAAAACATAAGCAATAAAATACCTAATACAGCATAAAAACTCATGTCCATTATCTGTCCTCTAATTTGTTACGAGCTCTTGTAAGATACCAGATAGCTTTATCAAGATCCTGGATGTTTGCGTCTTTATGATCTGCCCTCCAAATATACTTAATAGCTGCCGCCTTGCAATAGCCTATAAACTGTTCAAAAGTTAAAGCTGATTCTATTGCGTCTATACACTCAATTGAGCCTTTCTTATAGTGTTGCGGGTGGTTTACATTATCTGTCATTTTGTTTCTCCCAATATTCATTTACTATCAAAGCTAACACTCTTGCCATAGATAATTTTTTTTGTTTTTTCAATAACTTTAGTTTTTCTAAAGTATCTGTTTTTAAACGCATACTTGTTTGTGTTCTAGGCATCATTTTGTTTCTCCAAGATATTTATCTATACAATCATCAAGTATTGGTTTTACAGATTCATAATCTTTTTTATGGTCTTCACGACGTTCTGATGAAAAATATAGATAGTAAAAAGCTGACCTAAACTTATCAGATAGTTTATCTGTTAATTTAAGTTCTAACTCTTTTCTTAAAACACACTCCATATCAACATCAACATCAGTTAATACTTCATCTGCAAGTTTTACTAATTTAGCTTTGTTCATTTTGTTTCTTACTCAAACTCATATCCCAACATGACCTTAACTATGCTTGGAGTGTTATAGATCGTAGGTCTTTCCCCGTCCCTAACGGCCTTATAATCTCCAAGCGTTTTTTCTAGTTGTTCCCACCCCCTATCCATATCCTCATCATTCATTTTGAATATTTTTGTTGCAAAGGGATGCTTTGATTCTTGTGCAACAAACAAGAAGTCTTCTACTTTGAAACCAGCTTTTTGATAACCTCTTCTATAGAAAGCGGCCTGTAAGTCATATTGATAACGTCTGATAGAGCGAGTAAATCCAGATACGGAGCAATCACTTGTAGTTTTATAATCAATAACTACAATAGATTCATCTGAATAAGGTTGCACTACTGGGTGTCTGATAACATCAGACCTTAGCTTGAGGAGTACATCTTGCTCCCACCAGTACAAGGAGTTTTCATATGGCTTAGTAAAAACTCCAGGATACTCGCCCTGATCAACGTCAAGGAACTTTCTTGCTTCTTCGATAAGGTTGTCCTTCATCTGAAACAAGATGTCCCTTTTGTCTTCTGTAATTACGGTAATTCCTCTTTTTTCGCAATCAGCTTTCAAATCTTTGTTTATTTTTAAATTTGGATGTCCTGACATTACCGCAAATTCATTATTAAATGCGTTCTCGCCCTCTACTATAAGAGAGTGGGCGGCAGAACCAAACTGCATAGCAGGTGTAGGCTCTACCACCTCTTGCATAGCATGTAACTGCGATTGTCTAAATCTCCTTAAGGTAGATGAAGACACGCCTGGTGATTGATGATAATATGCATTATCCATACCTGGAAAATATATAGTATCGCCAATAGCTACGTGCTGATGACTTTTTAGTGAATCTGGTAGTGGTGGGTTATCTGTCATTATTAACTCCTGGTTCTAAATAAATAGTAATTTTATCTGATTCGTAAAAGTTGAAATGGCTTTCTAATACTTTTGGGTTTTTAAAATCCCTAATTGGTATACCGTCTTTGTCTTTCATAGGCTTACCGTTTTTATGTTTTTTAATTGGGTACTCCGTTTCCGTTGCAGAAATACAAGGAGCATCACTTAATGATTCATACAAGTCTACGTCTATACCATACTCCTTATGTAAATATTCTTGTATAGCGTCCATAACTTCATACTGATATAGTTCTATTTGCATGATGTATCCCCATTAGAAATCTTATCCATTTTAGTTTGGATCTTATCAACCTCAGTCAACAAGTCTTTTATAGCCACTTTTACATCTTGAATGATGTAATTAATAGCGTCTTGTTGCTGTATCTGTTCGTGGTTTATTTTTTTAGTGTCTAAAACTATGTTTTTTAGTACACTAACCATACTGTTTGTATCTATTGACATATTACCTCCGTCAAAATATTGTATAAGTATAAACAAAGTATAGACATATTACAATACATTCTGTAAAATTAATTAATTACATAATAATATGGAGTTAATATGAGTAGAACAGGCGATTTATACATGATGTCAAGGCTATCTTATGAACAAGCTATTGACGACTACGAGAACAAAAAATCTAATTCATTACTAGAATCTTATAAAAAACACTATAAAAATAATGTTGGTATGGATTGTTTGGATCCTCAGGGAGATTTAATTATGTTTTATGATGAAGATAATAGTCAGGAAAGTTTAATATGATTGAAGGCCTACAATTCTTTTTTTGGTGCTTTGTGGCAATTATGACAATACCAGCTTTATTTATAGTATTATTTGATAGAGATTAGTTTTACAGTAAGATCACGACCAAACATAGCTTACTGTAAGGGCGATAAGAATATCCTCTAATTGTTCAGTTTTTATCGCCCATTTTTAAACGCCCGAAAAACCAGGACTTTACAAATTGTAAAAAGTATGGTAGAATGGGATGCTAGATCACAAGTAGTTTTTTCTTTGAAATTAATAGCAGGGTGGTATTTAAAAAAAAAAAAAAAAAATCTAGTGATCAATTAAATGCAGAGGGTTTAATAGATTTAGCTTTAATATTTGCACAAAGAAATTGTAATGAGTTTTTTAAAATGAACCTATTACAAGAAACAACTT